AGTTGATATATTTAATAGGTGTTTATCTCTCATTAAAAAAGAACTATTAAATACTTGGCATATCTACCATAGATGATAGATAAGGGCTGGGCTAGGGTATACCATACCTACCCACCCAAGAGCTAACCTATGGGCATTTATGAGGGTTATAGACATAGTAAACCTAAACTATAGTTCTAGTCTGTTATATATTGGTATAAATAGCCATGGAGAAGGTACTTCAGATTTTTTGTTTTGAAATTTTTTTTTTCAAATCGGATGGGGGGTGGTAGTCGGTGTGGGGATAAAGCATTAATCCACCCATCAGTATCACAATGATTTGTGGTGTGTAACTTGACGAAGGTATAAATATAAATATAGTATAGAAAAAACAAAAAGGTTTTGGTATGGACATAGAAGTAGAAAAGGATGTAGGGGGTAGACCACCTTTTAAACCGACCCCAGAACAAGAGAAGGTATGTTCGTTGGGAGTAGGGTTTGGATTAACCCATGAGCAGATAGGGAAGTTAGTGGGGTGTAGTCCTAAGACTTTGAGGAAACATTTTCAACACGCATTGGAGACGGGCAAAGAACGATTGACGATGGATATAGGTAGTCAGTTGTATAAAAAGGCAATGAATGGTGATACGATCTCGGCTATATTTTTGGCAAAGACGAAGGGTGGTTTTCAGGAGAAGGTGGAGCATGAGGGATTGCCTAACCAGATTAGCGTGAGTTTTAACTTAGATCCACCGAAAGAGGAGAAGGTTATAGAGGGGGAATTAGCAACCAAAAGGATTGAGTAATGAAGGAATGGTATGTTGTGGAAAATGTACTGACCAAGCAGGAAGCCGAGCAGTTGGGAGAAAATGTACGCCATCGAGATTTTAATGAAGTAGTAATAGATAGATGCGTAAAAGAAATAAAAAAATTAGTGGAAGTAAACACCGATACCCCCGCCTATTGCTTAGTAGAAGCACGACCAAGAGGCCATGTATGGCACACCGATATTGGAACAAGTAATCACATGACATGGTGTAAGTATAGTGCATCAATTTTATTAACGAAGCCTGAAGAATTTTCAGGAGGTTATTTTAAAACAAAAAAAAATACATACAAAAAAGACCATTATTTGAATATGCTCTTGTATTCCAGCGATGTGGAACATTGCGTAGAGCCCAGCGAAGGCAACCGTAAAACCCTGTTAATGTTTTTTGGATAATAGAAATGTATTATGCCATTATATCTTTTTGCTTAACTATTTGTTCCACGACTGATAGCTTGGAACGATATATTTATGAAGAACCGATAGAATACGGATTGTGTATACATAAGGTAGTGGAAATGATTAAAGATGTGCGAGAACATAACCCAGACATTCGGCATCGACCTATTGCCACGTTATGTGTTTCTGAAGAACTTATAAAAAATATAGAAAAGTATACTATTTGGCATAAAGGAAAAAGCATCTAATGCATATTACTATTCCTTACACACCAAGGCCATTACAGGCTAATCTTCATAAAAATCAAAAAAGATTTAAAATCTGTGTTAGTCATAGGCGTTGGGGTAAGTCGGTCTATGCGGTAACCGAGCTGCTACGAAAAGCATTAGAAATTAAAACCGAAAGACAAGACGGAAGATATGCCTATATTGCTCCTTACTACCGACAAGCCAAAGCGGTGGCGTGGGATTACCTAGTCTATTACACCAAAGATATTCCTGGTACAAAAATAAACCAGTCGGAACTGCGGGTGGATTTAATTAATGGAAGTCGTATACGCCTATATGGTGCAGGTGATGACCCTGATGCGTTGCGTGGAATATTCCTCGATGGTGTGATTTTAGATGAATATGCCGATATGAGTCCTCGTATGTGGAGTGAGATTATTCGACCAGCATTAGTGGATAGACGGGGATGGGCAATATTTATAGGAACACCAAAAGGAAGAAATCAGTTCTGGCGATTATATGAAGATGCCAAGCATGACCCCGATTGGTATAGGGTTATGTATAAAGCATCGGAAACTAAAGTGGTTGATCCTGTTGAATTAGAAGCAGCAAAAAAACAAATGGGTGAAGACGAATTTATGCAAGAGTTTGAGTGCAGCTGGGCAGCAGCTATAAAAGGTTCGTATTATGGTAATTTAATTATTGATGCCGAACAGGATGGAAGAATAACCAAAGTGGAATATGATGAAGCACTACCCGTTCATGTCGCATGGGATTTAGGAATATCCGATAGCTGTGCTTTATGGTTTTTTCAAGTTACTATGGGAGAAATACGCATAATTGATTATTATGAAAGTGGTGGTGTCGGACTGGATCATTATGTAAAAATGATGGAGGCATTACCGTATTCCCATTGGGGAGATGATTATTTACCCCATGATGCAAAAGTACGGGAATTAGGAACAGGGAGAACGAGGGCGGAAACTTTAATAAATATGGGCAGACGCCCTCGTATCGTACCGAGCCATAAGATTGATGACGGCATTAATGCCTCACGATTGTTATTAGAACATTGTTATTTTGACCAAGAAAAATGTGAGAATGGTATTAATGCTCTACGCAATTACCAAAGGGAGTGGGATGATATAAAACGAGTTTTTAAACGAACTCCTTTGCATAACTGGGCTTCACACGCTAGTGATAGCTTTCGATATTTAGCGATGTCCTATAAAAATCTAACGCCAGAAAAAAAGAAAGTTGATCCGCTTGAAGAAATAAATAAGAAACCAACACTTGACGAAATGGTAGAATTTCATTTAAAGTTACAAAAAAAGATAAGGCAACCTAGAATATGAAGTATTTTGGCAATGCGTTTGATATGACTTATACCTTTTATATGAAACCAAAGGGATAGCCTATGGCGGATAACGAAACCAGAAAAGAAATTGAAGTAACGCTTGGCTCTGCACAGTATTGGCAAATGGAGTTAGATGCAGCGGATAAGGCGGAGGATGATTGGCGTAGACGAGCTCATCATGTCATAGACCGTTATCGTGATGAACGGAATATAGATATGATTACTAGCTATGATAAAAAATTTAATATTTTGTGGTCTAATACCGAAACCCTAAAAGGGGCATTATTTGCTAAAATGGCAAAACCTGATGTCCGTAGAAGATTTCCTGATGGGAATCCTGTTACTAGACAAATCGCTAAAGTAGTGGAAAGGGTTTTAGATTATGGCATGGATGTTTACGGGGAAAGCAAAACTGTTCAATCCGCTTTAGAAGATTATTTACTACCAGGCAGAGGCGTAGTATGGGTAGTGTATGATCCTGTTTTTATAAAAGAAACAATCCAATCAGAAGCAATAAATGAATTCGGGGAAGTTGTTATTACCGAAGTGGAAGAAGAAAGAGTTGCCGAGCAACGCTGTTATTTTGAGTATGTGCATTGGGAAGATTATCGGGAAAATGTTTCTAAAAGGCCTGAAGATGTAAATTGGAAAGCCAGACGACATCTTTGGACAAGGGATGAACTGCGGGGGAGAGGATTTGCTGATGAATCTGATATTCCGTTGAATTGGTCGCCTGATGCAGAAAGTACCGATGCCCAAGAGGATATTTTTAAAAGAGCAGAAATCTGGGAAATATGGGATAAAACAACATTAAAAAGATATTATGTTTCCAAAGGATACCCAAAAATTTTAAGAGAATGTGATGATCCGTATGAATTAGAACATTTCTATCCGACTCCCTCACCTTTAGTAGCGGTGCGGACTAATAATACAAATGTGCCTATACCAGAGTTTACCCTTTATCAAGATCAGGCAGATGAATTAGACCGCATCACTACTAGAATAACAAATTTAATTGAGGGTTTAAAAAGGAGAGGAGTATATGATGCTTCCGTTCCTGAACTTTCTCATTTGGCAGAGGCAGGAGATAATGATTTTATACCAAGTGAAAATTTTGCATCTTTAGCCCAAAAAGGTGGATTAGCTAATGTATTTCAACAAGAGGATATAACCCCTATTAGTACAGTTCTACAGGGATTATACACCCAAAGACAGCAAATATTAGAAACAATATATGAAGTTACAGGTATTTCGGATTTGATACGAGGTAGCACCAAAGCAAGTGAAACTGCTACTGCTCAACAATTAAAAGCTCGTTTTGGTAGTATGCGTATGCGTAAAAGACAAGAGGAATTGGAAACATATATTCGAGATTTGTTTCGTATTAAAGCAGAAATAATAGCCGAGCATTACGAACCTGAAATACTACAAGCCTTAACAGGATTACAGGTAACTCCTGAAATGCTACAAATTATGCGAGATGATAAGTTGCGTGGATATACTATAGATGTGGAAACAGATTCCACCGTCTTTATGGATGAAGAAGAAGAAAAGCGTACTCGTATAGAATTTTTACAAACTATGGGAAGTTATTTAGAAAGAGCAGTACAAATTTCAAACGCTAATCCTATGCTAACTCCTATAGCGTTTCAATCTTTGCGCTTTTTAGTAGGGGCATGGAAAATAGGTAGAGATTTTGAGGACACTATAGATGCAACGGAGGCACAGCTTATGCAACAAGCTCAACAGGCTATGCAAGCTCCACCACAACCTTCTCCTGAAGAAATAATGACGAAAGAAAGAACACAAGCGGAATTAATGAAAGAACAAATGAAACAACAAGGTAAGATGGCAGACATACAATCTAAAGAAAAAGCAGCATTAACCAAAATTGCAAGTGAAGAACAGCAATCAAAAGAACGCACCGCCCTTAAAGAAAAACTTGCATTGCTTGATGCAGACTTAAAAGTAGCAGAGAAATTACAATGAGTTACAGAAAAAATTACGATAGCATAGCGTGGGGAAACACAGAAATACCTGAAAAAAATAAAAAATATACTGGAAAATCGCACCAAGTTATGTCAGATATAAAAGAATTTGTATCGCCTGTTGACAGATCGGTCATTGGTAGCCGATCTCAGTTAAGGGCTCATGAACGCCAGCATGGTGTTCGGCAAATAGGAAACGATTGGGCAGGAACAGCACGAACAAGTAGTGCTAAACCTTCTAATTGGAACAACCAATCAGTTCATGAAAGGAACTAAAATGGCAGAAGAAAGCACTCCCGAAGTACAGGAACCAGCTACTGAGTCAGCTACGCTTGACGCAATATTAGAGGGTAGTATAGGAGAGGTTATAGAAAAAGAAGGTGCAACGATTCCTACGAAAGAGGAAACGAAAACATCATCTTTGCCTGATATACCAGAAGAAGTAAAAACAGAGGCAGAAACAGAAGGTTCGGAAGAACTCGATCAGAAAGCTACTGATCAGGACGAAGAAACACCAGAAGAAGAAGCCTCAACATCGGAAGAACCAGAAGAAGCAGCAGAAGAAACAGAGGAATCGAAAGATACACCTGTGTCTGCTCCTGAAAACTGGAACGAAGATGATCGTATAATGTTTGATTCCCTCCCTAACGAAGCTAAAGATAGGCTTTTAAAAAGGGAAAAAGAGATGACAGCTGATTATACGAGAAAGACACAAGATTTAGCCGAACAACGCAAAGATTTAGAAGCATTAAATAAGGTTTTAGAGCCAGCTCGTCAAAATATTGCAGCTTCAGGCATAGGAGAAGCCGAATATATCTCTCGCTTGTTAAATGCAGATGCAGCCCTCCGACAAAATCCGCAAATGGCACTTCGACAACTTGCACAAGGTTACGGAATTAATCTCCCGTCTGAGAATAACGAGAGTGAGTCTTGGGATGAACCAGACCCACAAATAGCCCAATTACAAAAACAATTGCAAGATGTAAAAGGCGAACTCAATCAATTTAGACAGCACAATGTCCAATCAGCGAGAAACGAAACAGAAAACCATATAAAGTCTTTTTCCGAACAAAAGGATGACGAAGGAAAGTTAGTGCATCCACATTTTGAAAAATTGCGTGTGAAAATGGGTAATTTGATAGATGCAGGGGAAGCGAAGGATTTAAAGGAAGCGTATACAAAATCTATTCGTTTAGATGATGATTTATACAAGGAAACCTTAAAAACCCAACGCACCCAAGCGAAGAAAGAGGAAGATAAAAAGCGAAAAGCAGCCGTAGAAAAAGCTCGTAAAGTAAAACCTGCGACTTCGGCTAATCCGCCCAAAGGTTCA